CTGATGATAAAGGATTGTTCACTGCTGGTGCTATGTTTTGTTGATAAAATCTTGATAAACCAGTCAAGAAAGGATTTGGACCAAAGTTTTGTTGTACTGGTCTACCTTGTGGAAAGTTTCTTTTTGATTGACCTGTGACAGGCATAAATACAGTGCCTGATCCAACTGCCTCTTGTGCAGGTTTAAGGCCTTCTGTTTTAGCTTGTGCTTCTGCAAAGTCTGCAACACGTTTACCTTCTTCTTCACCGAATATATCTTTTGCAAGTTTCTCTGCTGGGTCTAAGTTTGCAAGTAAGAAGTTTTGTTCGTCTGTTTTATTAACACCAATACCACCAGATTTTTTTACTGGCTCTAAATCACCTGTTGTAGCGTTTTTCTTAAAACCAAAGTATTGTGAGAACTCAGATCCAGGTGCTTCTTTTGCTTTGCCTATAAAGTAGTCAAGCATTTCAGGTATTGTCAGAGCATCCACTTTCTTACCGTAGAAATCTTCTATACCTAAAACAGTTTTCTGTGCTTTCTTTCTAGACTTTTCTGATTCTGGAGCTTCTCTTGTTAATAATGCAGAGTCTGTGCCTGCCACTCTTATTGGAGACGGCTCAACAGCACCTTTATCTTTATCAAAACCTATTTCATCATCAACAAACTTTACAACTTCTATAAGTGCATCTCTACGAAGTGCTGGAGATAATGTATCATCTAAACCTTTCATCATATTTGCATATGCTTTAGGGCTTGCTAAAAATTTAGATATACCTCTTGTAAGTAAAATCATACCAAGGGCGCCGACAGGATTTGCTAAACCAACACCAACTGTTAAACCAGTTGTAATTGCTTTTGGTCCTGCAAGTACACCACGACGTTGAATGAATTTAGATACATCTGATACGTCAAAGCTTTGTACTCTCTCAGCTAATGTTAAAAGATCGTCTAATTTTTTGTATGCTTTTATTCCATCTTTACCCATGAGGTTAAACATATTTGCCATAGCAACATTGTTAGATCTAGCCATCATTGTTCCAACTTCACCAGGTCTTACGTTTTCTAAACCAAATGCCTGTCTTAATCCTTGTACATCTATGACAGGAACACCAGCTGATACACCTCTCACATCACCAAAGTCTTTAATTAAACCTCTTTGATCGACGATCAGACCCTCTTTTGTTCTTACTGGAATTACATTAGTGTCATAAAATTTTATATACGTAGAAAGTTTTTTGTCCATGTAGCCATTAGCTAATTCTTTAAAAACTTCAGGTCCTACTTGTCTATATAATTCGCTTTGTGCTTTTAAACTTACAGACATTGTTTTTGGGTCCATAAATATTTCAAACAATTCGTCTGGCTGTTTTACCCCTGGTGCTTTTGGTGCATTAGGTTGGAAGAATCTAGCATCAACTGATGTTTCAATTGCTTGCCCAACTCTCGTAGCACCTGTGCCTGCAAAGAAAGAAGCAAAGTCATCTTTGTTGGAAAAGAAAAATGTGTTTGCATCGTTTAATCTTTGTTTTGCTACCTCTGCAAGAATCTGGTTTTTACCAGACATTTGTTTCCAATTAACAACATCATCTAAATCATCACGTAAATTTTTAGAAACAAGACCAAGTATTTTACTTATAGCTGGTGATGATCCCATTGATACACCACCTGTACTTGGGTTTAAATTTCTAATTGCATCATTTACTAATCTTTGTACTTCTCTAAATTCTTTTGCCGACAAATGCTCTGGCATATTTGCAAGAGCTGTAAGTGCTTTTACTGCATTGTCACCTTGTCCTGCTTGTCCTGATACAGCTTCTAGAGCTTCTCTTACAGTATTTACATAACGTTGACCAACATCTACACCTTGAGATAGGCCTACGTCAGGTGCTGTTTTTGGCACTATTTGTGATAAATAATTTCTTAGTCTGCTTGTAGGAATAAATGATTCTGTTATTTCTTCCGCTACATCATCGTATGCTTCATACAATGCTGCTTTCATACCACTAAAGTTATTAAAGTTTTCTTTAAATGCTTTGTAGCCTTTGTCACCAAGGTTCTGCACAATGTCTACAGTTTTGTGATATGGTGCTAATTCTGTAAACGTTTTTTGTATTTCTTTGTTTAAAGCTATTCTTGATTGATCTTGAGCTTGACGAAGTGGTCCACCAACAAATGGGAATACACCAATAATTCTAGAAAATCCTTTTAAGCTGTCACTTGGAGATGCCGCTATTATTGACATCGGTATATTATATTGAGCCGCTAGTTGTTGTATTTGTTGTTGAGTAAGATCAGTAGGATCAACACCTGTACCTTTACTAACGAAATTTTTCCAAAGTTTTTGTGCTCCTAGTATACCTGCAGCTGTGCCACCAGAAAAAGCTGCTTCAAACATAGCAGAGTTCATTGTTTGTAACATGTCCTCAGTTATGCTTGGCTGTTTAGGTATTTTGTTTCCGTCAGCGTCTAATTTAAACTCACCGTCTTCTGTCATTTCAAAAGCAGTAGGAAATGCATTTCTATATGATCTGTTAGCCCAGTTATAAGTTAGGTCATAAGCTGCAGACGCTAAACCACTTGTACCACCAACAGCAGCGCCAGTTGTAAGTGGTCCTCCACCAGATATTTTATTCAAACCTGCCATGACTTTTGGCATCAAAAATTGCTCAAAACTAGGACCCCAAGGTGTGTTTGCTTTACCTGCTTTTCTTAAAGCTAATGCTAATCCAATATCGGCCGCAATGACTGTTGCTATTCTACCAGATTCTTTTGGATCTCTTGGTAATCTTCTTTTTGCAAATGTTATTGCATCTTGTACAATATTATCTAGTGTTGCTGGCAACCCACCTTCTTCATCACCTGCAATCCACGGCATCATGGTGCCAGGCACGTCTAAGAATTGTGTTTTGTAAGGTGTTGTTTGACCCTCAAACTTCATCAAAGATGATTGAAAACCAATAGGATCGTCTTGTCTTCGTTGTGCTGTTTCAATAACTTTCGCTACTTCACCCTGCATGTTGCCTGATTGTCCTTCGGATGCTTTTTGTGATAAAAATAGCATTGCCTCTTCAGGAAAATTACCTGTTAATCTTTGTTGCTGTTGACCATACTTAAATATTTCTTGTAAAAGCATGTCTCGTTCTGCAGAGTTTCTAGGAAAAGGACTGTTCTTTAGATCTCTCATTACACCGTTATCAGCTTTTACCTTTTGTTCTAATTCAAAAGAAAACTGATGATCAGGAAAACCTAAACTAGAGCTAAACTCACCTGGTAATTTATAAGTTACTGTTGCCATTACGGTACTATCTCTCCTTGTATTTGTATATCCATTGTGCTTCCTGACCCAGAGTCATTACCAAATATTGATATATCATTTACATCTCTAAATATAGCTTGATTATATACACTTTCGCTTAACAAATCTTTTGCGACTGGCTCTAAATAAGCTGGTATATAATTGCCTCTCAGAACCCAATCACTTAACCAAGTTGTAAAAGGATCTCTCCCTGATTTATCTTTAGGATTGTGTGCCACCTGGTAAAAACCAGATATTTGATCTCTTATGTAAGTTTGAAATTCTCTTTGTACTTCTTGTAGTGAAGCATCAATACCACGGTCTGATTTACCATATAGGTTAAGAGTTAAAGAAGCTCTCTCGATATCATCTTTGTTTAATCTTCCTGATGATTTACGTGCTCTTGCTAGTGCATAAATTAATGATTGAACACGAACTTCGTTTCTTGGTAAGTCAGGATCATAACCATCACTGTTTGGGGCAGTGTACAAACTTGGAAAAATTGCATCTGCTTGGTCCATGTCAATAAATGTGCCGTCAGATAATTTAAACTCTTTTAATCCTTCGTTCTTCGCTGCTCGGTACAAATCATGATCTGTCATGAAGATTTGTTGACCTGCGTTCACCGCTGCACTTAATCCTTCTTTTTGTGTAGGGGATAAAATGCTTTGTCTTACAACATTTCCATTAGCGTCTTCTTGTTGTATTGTTCCGAGATCCTCGGTCAATAAGTCTGTAACATAATATCTTGCGTTCTTTGACGGTGCGTAAAATTGAGAGTCTATGTCATCCGTTGCAAACTCTCCTGTAAGAGATTGCCATGCAACAGTTACGTTTCTATAAGCATCCTGCCAAACACTTCTAGCTAAACCTGCCCAACCTGCACGGTCTGGTCTTTCTATTAAAGATGTTCTTAATTGTGATAGACCTATCATTGCTGCAGCTGTCTGGTTTAATGAACTTTGATAATCATTAAATCCTTGTATACTTCCTACCTTTAATGCTTCGCCGCCAGGTAGATCACCACCAGATGAGAATGTTGCACCTCCACCATCTATACTCATGTCTGCATACAAACCAATGTCAACCATTAACGGTAAGCCGTCAGCACCAACAAGTTTTGGATGTTGGTTGAGATCTGCAGGCACAATTAATCTACCATCAGGTAGTTGTGCACCTATCATAGGCATAGTTGGTTGCCCTGTCTTTTTACTTATAAACTGCACTACACCTGGCTCAGATTGATACTTTTCAGACAGATAATCTTTATATAACTCAAAGTTTTTTTCATAAGTTGTTCTAAGGTTTTCATTATTAATACTTCTATTTTCTTTATCTATTTCATAAATTTTATCAGCAAGATTTGTTTCAGCTGTAAATTTTTGTGAAAGTGCGGTCCACTCCATGTTTTGTACCTCAGAATCAAACTGTTGTGCTCTATTTATAGCAGCTTCATCGAATGTTCTCTCTACACCTAACTTAGCTAATCTTTCTTCTTTTGCATGAGCTTTCTTTTGTGCATTTATTTGTGCTAAGTTTTGTATTAATTGTTGGCCTGCTTCTGCAAGAATAGGAAAAGGTTTACCACCCATGGATTTACCACCAGCTAATGCTAAACCAAACTGTGCTAAAGCTAATTTCTTTTCAAAACTACTTTGATCATCTGGAAATGTTTTGTCTATATCTTCTAAAGCTTTTTCTCTTCTTTCTTCTATGTCAGATAAATCATCTTGTAATCTTTGTGGATCACTGTATTTTTTTACGAAAGCATCTATATCTTTCATTCGTAAGTCTAAAGCTTTTCTGTAAGTGTCTGGATCAGATCTTTCTAACTGTGCGTTAAGCATGATATCATTCTGCGCCATGGCGTCCTGCAACATACCTAATTTCTGTGTTTCTAAATCACCAACAACATATTTTGCTACATCAGGATTATTTGTTAGGTAATTAGAATCTGCAACAGTATTGATTGCATTAAGGTGTCTATTCATTGATAGTTGTGCGTTAGCTAATACATCTTCACCAGGGCTTGTTTCCGTATCTTTTGTACGTAGTGCGTTTATACCGCTAGCCGCTTCGTATTCTTGTTGTTGTTGTAACTGTAAATTAAAAATGCCATCACGCATTTTTTGATCTCTAGCAGCATCTTCTGCTCTAAGATCTGTTAGTAAATTACCAATTGTAAATGGTTCGGTAGCCATGTTTAACTACCCGCTAAAAACTGTGATACTGGATTATTAGGGAACGCTTCACCAAAAGCACTTAACCCACTAAGTCCTGCAATACCTAGTCCTGCATATTGTAAGAATGGATTTTCTGTTGGTACTCTTGTGTACGTTGTTTGTCCACTAGGTACGCCACGAAGTATATCACTTGCAAACTGAACTCTTCTAAACGGTTCTTGTTGTCTTGCTAATTCATTTCTTCTTGCAACGTCGAGACTTGCTTGTCCTAGTTGTTGTTGTAATTGTCCAATGCCTAGTTGTTGTCTAGCATCTTGTAGATTTAATGATTGATCTAACTGTCCAATACCACCTGTCAGAGCTGCAGTTCTTGCTTGTGTTGCTGCAGTCTTTGCTAAGTTTGCACCAGCTGCAAGCTGTCTTCTTTGTTGTGACTCTTGACCTGCCATAGATGCTTTTAATGCTGTATCAAATGCTCTTTGTGATGCTAATCCAATTTGACCTAGTATACCTTTTTCTAATTCTGCTTGTGCTACACCAAATCTAGATCCACCAAATGTTCCTTGTTGTGTAGCTTGTCCTGCAAGTTTTGCTTGTGAAATGTCACCTTGTCTTCTTATCTCATCTATAACAGCTGATTGATATTGATTCATGTATGGATCAACCATTGTTGTAGGATCAAAACGTTCTTGTGCACCTCCTAAAGTTGCTGCTGATAAAGCACCTGTTAGTGATGCTGTGCCGAGGTCAGCGGATGCTCTGTCTATAAACGGTTGAAACGCACCAATACCTTGTCTTATACCTTCCATCCCAGCAAGTTGATCTTGCGTGAATCCTGCTAGTTGTTGTGCAGGTACAGGCTGTGCTACACCTGATATACCAAACTTTCTTAAATTAAATGCTGCATCAGACTCACCAGCTTGCTTTGTTGCATTTGGGTCACCAAATACAGAAGCAAGTAATTGTTCACTTCTATTTTCTATAAACTCTGGTTGTCTTACTATTTGTTCTTGTACTGACATTATACTACCTTCTTACCAAACGGTTCTAATTCTCTTTGTTGGTTGTAAAAAAATTCAGCACCTTTTTTACGTGCCTCTTCTTTTGTCTTTGCTTTACCATGTTTTACGCCTGCGCCCAACACACTTATTGCTTTTGTTACAAACTCACCATCACTTAACATTGCAGGTATATCATCACTAGTCATTGTGCCTGGTCCTGCTATTTCACCATTCTTTCTGTTAAATGCTTCTATACCGCCGTAATCATCTACTGTACCGCCTTTTTCTAGTTGTGCAATACCACCTATTGCAAAGGTCGGAACAGCACCACCGTATCCTATTTGATTTTTAGGATATATTGGATCCAGTGGATCGAGATATGTTATTGTTGTATCGCCTAAACCACCTAATTGTCCTTGACTACCTACTTCTGGTTCTGGTCTCATCTCAGGATCATCTTCTTCTTTTCTATTCAACATTGCTGCGATTGCTGCTGCTGTCAACATGCCTTTACCAGGTATTGCCCCTGCCACATCTCCAATTTTACTTAATAAACCTTTATCAACTACTTGGCGCACTGGACCAGTAGCACCTGTATTAAGACCTACTGTTCTCGTTTGATCCAATAGTAATTTATTTATTCCTTCGCCAAAGCCACCCAAGTTTCTTGTTTTGAGTAATTGCATTCCTCTCGCACCCTCTGCAAAATTACCAGCGAGTCCACCAATGCCACCAAGAGCTGCCGCTCTAAGCGCACCTTCTCTACCACCATATTGTCCTAGTAATGCTCCAATTCCAGCACCAGCTAAAGGCCCCATTGCAAACCCTGCGATAGGCGCCGCTATGGGAGCTATATCTTTGGCTACTTTTCTGACTTTTCTAAAAAACTTTTTTAACATGTACTCCTAGCAATTCATGACTTGTTTTGAGCAAGGAGGTCGGCCTTGAGAATTAACCTATTTAATCGTATAATTATAGGCAAATTTCTAGTATCATGCAACCTAAAATGAGCTTTGATATTACAAAGGTGCCTATGGTCCGTGTGACGTGGTTAGACGCCCGTGATACAGAAACAGGCTGGTTGCCTATAAAAGACATACTTAATGCTCCATTAGCCGTGTGTCAAGAAGTAGGCTGGATGGTTATAAAAAATCAAGAAAAAATAGTTATTATGAGATCTTGGTGCACAGATAAAGATGATAATCATGGCGGTGGTGCAATAGCAATACCACGTGGTTGGGTATCAAAGATAGAGTATTTACAGGTCGCTTATTCAGAGACAGCGTAGTTGTCAACAAAACAATTTTAAAAAGTTCTGTTGATCTATAAAAAAATATGTTTACATTAGGTTCTCACCAAAATTAACAATCAACAGGAGAAAATATGAGCGAACAAGATTATTTGAAGGCTATTGCTAACCTTGCTGATAAGGTGAGCAGATATCATGAAAGGCTGATGGCAGCTGAAAGAGATTTAGAAAGACATTTAAGTGATGAAAATAAACATCGCTGTGAAAGCTGTGAGTGTGAGAACCGTTAAAGTTCTCCGCCTTCACTTTCAGTTCCAGGCATCTTAACGACACGGATGGTTATATCCTTGGCTTTAGTTGAAGCCCAAGGATTACCACAGTCGTTACAATTACCTGTAGCTTGTTCTTCTTCATCAACTTCAGCATTACAATTCTTACAATAAATTTTTACATACACTTCAGGTTTTAAGATAGGCACTTCTTTGCCTGCAACCATTTCTGTTCCTATTTGTTCTGCGTCTTGTACTTTCTTGCCAATTGACATTATATAATCTCCATAAAGTTTATTGAAAATTTAAGGCCACTACCTTTTACTTTTACTGTATCACCTTGTTCTAAAACTTGTGTGGTAGTAAGATGTTTTACTTCATTATTATCTACACTTTCATCCAGTATGTGTGTTTCTACAGAAGCACTGCTGTCGTTGATAGATACCTCAGCTGTTACTGCTCCGCCACTTTTATTAGAAACTGTAACATTTTTTAATATAAAAGTTGCAGGTTCTGTCGGTGGTGTTGTGCTTAAATCCGATGCTGGTACAGTAGCTATTACCACCAATGACCCTGTGCCTGTCGCACTTACTCTTTTAAAATTATCAGCCAAGGAAAAAAGTCCTTCTTGTTGAGTCTTCTTTTAAATCTTCTTGAAAACCAAAATTTAATTGTTGTGTAATCTGTTCAAGAATACGAATCAATGTATCAAACTGTAAAGCCTCATATTCCTGAGTTGCTGTAGGTAATACCGTTGTATTTATTTTAGCCACTATCTGCCTCCATCTGGTTTAATATCTAGTCTCAATGTACCATAACGCCAATCAGAATCCAAAGTATTACTAGTTATTTTGACGTTGGTTTGTCTACCTCTGCCACGTAAATCAAAAAATTTAGTTGTATCAGTAACATCTCTACTAATAGTTGTGCCTGTATCTGATGGATATGTTTTAAAACCCATAGTCAAATTAGCTGCGCCTACTTGATTTTTAAAGTCTGGTATACCTCTACTTACAGACAGTATTTGTTGTCCATCTTGTATGTCAAAATCACCAGAAGTAATAAATGCAGTCATAGCTGATTGATCATCGTTTACACCTTCTTCGTGTTCATAGAATATAGAAGCGCCTGCTGTAACACCTTTTACTGTCGGTGTAGTAGGTGTGTCTGTAGTATTATATTTTGTAGCGTATGGTCTTTGATAAACACCATAATCTGTCCAAGTAGTTCTAGCTAGGTTTGATGTGTACCAAGTTTTTTCTAAATAATTATAAGTTACAGATCTGTTTATTTGATTTGATGTATTGGACGCATAAAACCAAGTGACTTCATTAAACTCTGAGTTTACACCAGCAAATGTTTCTGGCTGTTGTGTAATAGAAAAATCTTCAAATACATAGTCTTGTACACTACACGGTATCTTTTTGACCGCACCATCATAAAGATAGAAAGCGTTCTGTGACATCCAATAAGCTATACCGTTTACATCTACAGCTGAGTGTACACCTACAGCACCACAGTTTGCACCGATTTGTACAAGAGAAAAAGTAAAAGGCGCACCTACAAACTGTAATGCGTTAAGTGATGTATCTGTCCATACTAATACAGCGTTACGTGATCTTACTGCTGACACAATCTTAGATCCATCTTGTATTCTAAAAGAACCAGCAGTATTTGTAGCTGTTGGTACAAAATCATTTGTTGTTTCTTGTGACGCAAATCGTAAAAACAAATCATCTTGTGTAGTTGAGTTACCTATTACTGTTTCTGTGCCAAACAAAAACACATGTCTGTCAGGCATTGATACTAAATTAAACCTAGAATTAGTTGGTGTGTTAGAGATTGCATTTGCTCTTACACCTGTTCCGTTGGACGTGTTCCATAAGAATGTTTTGCCTTTACTAACAGTAGCTATTAAATCTTCACCAAAGTTATCAAATGACCAATTACGGGCATCAAGTGTAACTGTTGATGATGATCTTGGTGTATTCCATGCATCAACGTTCCATGCATCTGTACCCCAACCATAACCATAAGCTGATTGATCTGTGCCTATTGATATTTGATATTTTAAATTACCAGAACCGCCACCACCAGATGTTGATCCAGAGGCTGTGCCTGTATGTGTAACCTTGTAACTGTTTGCGTCCACCACTGTTGTAATTTCAAACTCTGCATTCATGTCTAATCCATCAATTGCAGAGAAAGAGTCAAAGGTTACAAAATCACCTTGACCTGCACCATGACTTGTGTGAGCTACAGTAACTGTCGTAGTACCGTTTGTTGTAAATGGATTTGTTAAAGCTGCTTCTAATCTAAGAGGTGTTACATCATATGCTGTACCCTCTGAGTACACATAAAATTTTCTATCTGTTCCAAGAGCCGTGTATCGTACACCGTTAAGATCTGTCCAAGTATGTATACCTCTCACAACACCAATCAGTGTTTGTTGTATAAGTTTCTGCCAACCACCTACTTTTTGTGGTAAGCCGTAGTGAAATCTTACATTGTCAGAATCAACCCAACGTCCCTCTGCACCATACTCAGTATCTTGTTTATCTATACCAGGTGCTATTTTTAATTTTGCTAATGGCATTATGCAATTCTCATAAATCTAAATACTATTTCACCAGCACCGCCTGTGCCTCCTGGCCCGCCTTGTTCAGTACCACCGCCACCTGCGCCTGATCCTCTTGTTCCTGGATTACCTGTTTGTCCTGGTTCTGGTCCACCACCGTTTCCAGCATCACCACCAGTTCCACCAGCAACTTGACCACTGAAAGAAGCAGCGCCATTGGCACCAACACCATTAGCGTTGTCACCACCATAGGTAATTCCATTGCTACCAGCAGCTCCAGATCCTGATTGATTAAATGATCCAACAGGACCACTTGTAAAACTTGTAATATTTAAACCATCAACTGTAGTTCCTGAACTTAATTTCGTTGCAATTGAACTGATTGTGCCAGCAGCGCCACCTGTTAAAGTAGCAAGTGGGCCTTGTACGCCGCCACCTGATACTTGTCCTGAACCACCTCCAGTTAGTATGAACAAAGTCCCTGTAGTTGATCCAGATAAAGTTGTACTACCACCACCAGCAGGGCCGCCGCCACTATAATTATTATTACCAGCAGCGCCAGCAGCGCCAATTTGAGGTGTAAGTGTTTCACCACCTGTTAATGAGAATACAACATCTGATAAAAAAGCACCTGATCCACCACCTGGCCCACCTTGTTCACCACCTGCTTTATCATAAGCTTGCCCAGCATTACCGCCACCTCCACCACCTACGGCAGATTGTATGTGAATTGCATTTGCATTTGTTGGTACGGTTATGTTTGCATTTGTAGCTGTAGTAAAGGATGTAGGTGTTTCAAAAAGTGTAAAAACTTCTCTCCAGTTACCACTGTCTTTTACATAAACATTTGTTATTGTCTTGTTAGTAAATGATGTGCCATCACGAAGAAAAAATTCGCTTACTTCTCTAAAAGAACCACCATCTTTAACATAGAACTGTGTCATGCATTAGGTTGTATATTTTAACCATATGTCGCCATCGGATCCACCACTTGGATCACCAGTAGCAACTGTTCTTGTACCGACACCGTTTGTGCCTAGGTTTGCATTAACAAAACCTTGTACGTCTGCTCCTATTTCTACACCAAGATTATCTCTTGATGTTGTCTTATTTGCTACATCGTTTAAGTTTTGTGATGCTTGTAAAACTCCAGAGATATTAGCTCCAGTAATTTTGTATCGTATTGATTCATATGTTGGCATATTATTTCTCCAATAGTTTCCAGCCAAATGTTGCTCCAGAATAAACTAAAGCAAACCCTGCACCTTCTGTTGCTACAGTTAAGTCGGATGTTGCACCGTCTATTTTATGGCTATTTCTTGCAACAGTTAAATTGTGTGTGTCGAAGTTGTTTGCGACATCATTAAATCTTATTTCATCTCCTACAGCAGCAGTAGCAGGTAATGTAATTGTTACTGCACCGCCTGAAGTATTAACAAATATTTTATCACCAGCAAATGCTGTGTAGTTACCAGTTTTTGTTAACCAATCACTACCTTGTGTTTGTATCTCATACCAGTTTGTGCCGTCTGTAGAAATAAATACATTTCTGCTTGGATTGATGACAAAAGTATTACCAGAAGAGCCTAATCTAGCTGTAATTTTATTAGAACTACTAGCATTTCTTAAAAAGTATAATTTTTCAACAGCAGGAAATTGTACAATAAAATCAGATGCATGACCTGTAAATACAATAGCTGCTTGTCTAGCTTCGTTGTTTGCTTGTGTTTGTGGTCCGTTATTCGTGGTCAGCACATATGGGCTTGATGATGCCCCTAAATTCTTTGTGTAAACGCCTGCAATTGACTGCTCAATAGATTGTGAGAAGTTATTGTTAGTTGTATTACCCCAAGAGTTAGACTGCTCTCCAGAGCCAATTAATTCTATTTTAAGCCTTGTCGAAAATGTTGATGCCATTATGCTGCGTCCTTCCAATCCATTGTAACAGAATCATCAACCTCTGTCCACGTTGTTGTAACACTATCGTCTACTTCTTGATATGCATAGATTGCTGGATTACCACGTCCCATAGTCATTGTTACACCTGTTGGTATTACATCAGCATTTAAGAATACTTGTGGTGTACCTAGTTGAATTGGCGCAAATAGACCGTTCACTGAAACGGTGCTACTTGTATTGATTTGCGGTGATCCAATAGCAGTTGAAGCAGATTGACCCGTAGGTACAATTGTTTGATTTTGTATTGCAACAACAGTTGGCGATCCCACAGCTGTAGAAGCTGATTGACCTGCTGGCTGTACAAATGTGCTAGGTAAAGCTACGGCTGTGCCCACAGCAGAGCTCATTGATTGACCAGTCGGTATGACTAAACTTGTGCCTGTAGGAGATACTGCTCCAAGAGACATAGTAGAAGAAAGACCAGATAGTATTACTTTTACTTCTGGTGTTACTGAACCTACCGCAGTGTTTGCTTGTTGTCCTGTTGGATTTTCTACAACTGAATTAGCTACAACTGATAGTGATCCGAGAGCCGAGGTTATTGGTAAACCTGTAACGGCTACTGTAGCGCTTACACCTGCTGCTGAGGCAATCGGGGCTTCGGCAAAGGCTGAATGACCTAGTGCCATGATTTACTTCGCTGTTGTTGGAACGCCTGCTGACGAAACGAAAGGTGACTCTGCAAATGCCATATAGAAATATGTGTTATCCACTTTATTTAATGCATTAGGACTGACTCTCCATTTAAAACCATTACTAGTAAAATCTCCTCTCGCTGTGTTGGCGTTTTCTGCATCATTAAGATTAGGGCTTAGAAGATCAGCAAAAGGGTTTTGATAGTCATCTCTTGTGTTATCCATAATAAACCAATCAGCAGTAGTATCTGTTCTTTTAATCATTAACCAAGCTGGTTTAAAACCTGTATAAATAAATGGGCCGTCGTCATTACCGTTTCCTACATACGTGCCAATTTTACTATATCCTTTTATTGATTTGAAACAGTAAGCTATATAAGTTTGAGTATTGCCATTTATTCCTCCTGAATTACCAAGAGTAAAAACAGTTGAGGTAGGAGTAGTGCTGTTCCAAACGGTACTGTTTGCTCCTGAATCTCCATTAGTTTGGTTGAGCATCAAATAACCCACACCACCTCCAACAGGAGTATTTACAAACCAATTTTGTGTATCACTTCTAGCTTTAATAATGATTGTATCAGGAACAGCTCCCAAACCATGACCTATAGTGGCTCCACTAGAACCATTACCAGTGTAAGTTACAATAGAAAAACCTGCTGTTGTATTTGCTTGAACTGTGCTTGTAATAGTTCCACTACTATTTGACGCCGTGGTACCACCATTAGCTTTCCATTGCCAACCTACATAAGTTTGAGAATTTTCATTTGTTTTACCATCACTACCTACTGTAAAACCATCTGTGTTAAATGAATTTAAAGCAGATGCACTGTTTTCAACATCTGTGTTGTTTGTATAAATTTGTTTGTCAACACCTCTGCTTGAATCAAATAATGTATGCGCTGAATCGGAAGATCTTTCTTTTATCCAAAGCCAATCAGGCTGTAAATTTGAATTGCCGTCGTTTGTGATAGCATTTGATGCGCCGCCATTACCTGTGTATTTCGCTGTTTGAAAATATACTGATGGATCGTCTATTGTTGTGTATGCCATGATTTATCCGTATTGTGCCAAGTTCTTTGTACATAACGCATAGTACCCTGATGGTACAGCGTATTCGAAATTACCGTAGCCATTTGCGTCAGCGTTACCTGAAGCTATGGTATATGCAGGAGCGCCAAAATTCATTGCAGCTTCACCTGCTGAAGCAGTAGTATCATCCATAAAACAAGGCGCCATTGTAAAGTTTGCTAATATTGCAGCCATTTGCCCTGCACCACTTGGGCTACTTGCTGGATCAGGTGTTGGATCTCCTTGATAAACACCGTTTTTATGAAAGTATGCTCTTCTATTGTCCATATCTAGAGCACATCCTACAATATCATTTGTTGCGTATGAATTTACACCAGTAGTTTTTGTTACTCTTGATGAACCATTCCAATATCTCAATTCACCTTGATGAAGATACTCAACTAACATTCCACTCGCTGAAGTTTGATCTACCTTTTCTTCAGTTGCTAATAAACCAATACTCGCTGTGTTTGCTAATTTCTTCATTTCAAAATACCATTTGCCTTTTGTAACAGCCATTGTGCCTCTATACTTTTGCTTATCTGCTGAACCAGAAGTACCGTTTGTCATTTTTAAATTACCAAGAGAAAGAGTGCCTGCATTAAGACCTTTATCTATTGGAGTCATCGTGCAAAAAAGATTATGAGGCGTGTCTGTTGTATTTGGGTTTGTCCCTAAACTATTGCTTGTAAAATGATTAGTCTGACCAGAAGAATCAGCACCAAAGCCATTTGCGTCTGCTGAAGTTCCCGTGCCCGCATAATCTATTTTAAAACCATTTGTGCCATACGTAACTGAAGGTGATGTAATAGGCACCCATACGCCATTAGCGTTTGTTGATCCAAAAACCGTTGGTGCATATGATTGTCCATCAGCTAATATTGTTTGTGATAAATAACCGTCAAAATATCCCGAGTTGTTCCAACTTTGTCTACCAATATTATGAATTACAGTATTATTAACCATTGCATCATAATTTAAAGTAGGATTTGTATCTGTGCTAAAAGAAGTTTCTTCAACTCCATTTATATATATTCTCATTCTATCTCCAGCAGTTGAATTAGTGCTATCATATCTACACACTAAATGATACCAAGCTGCGGGGTCTCTAAATACTCTATTTGTAACTAATCTACCAATTGTTGAAGTGTTGGAAACTTTGTAAAGTTGCCAGTCAATACGAAGATCGCCTCCACTTTCTTCTAATCTAATGGTCATTTCATCTTGGCCTGAAGCACCTGCTGTAAAAAAAGCACCGCTGGTTATATTTCCAACTTTAAACCATGTAGAAAAAGTCCATGTTTTTCTGTTACCCTCTGAACTAGGTGTTCTGTTTAAATACGTTGTAGCCATTAATCAAACCTTCCTGAGTTAGCTATATCAAAAACTGATGTAAGTGAAAAGGCACGATCTGCTGTCTGACCCTCTGCATCAGTAACACGAAGTGTAAAGTTGTATGTCGTAGCAGATGTTGACGATCCACCAAAATCAGTAGTAGTTATAACACCTGTTGCTGAGTTAAGCGAGCAATTTGCTTGACTTGCATTTGTTAAAACACTTGTTGTTTCAGAAAAAGATAATGTGCTATCCCCCGTAGCTGCTACCGTTGCAACTGTTCCAGAAAAATTACCCTGTATAGTGCCAAGAGAACCAGCTCCTGTAGTCCAAGACGGTTCATCAGATACTGTTAATATCGCACCAGATCTTACCGCATTACCATCATTATTTTCTACACGAATAAAATAAACACCATCTGTTGCTAATGTGAAATTAGCCGTAATAGACGTAGCACTTGTAAACGTAATAGTGTTAGCTGCTGTTACTGCTCCTGTAGAAGAAATAGCTTCAACTTGCGGGACCGATACAAAGTTTGTACCAGCTATAACAACGTTAGTAGCTGTGTTAGGTATTGTGCTTGGTGTAACACCAGTTACTGTTGGTTTGGTTTCTCCAATAGTAACAGAGCCACCAAGAGCTACTGCTGATCCATTGATTGTTATGGCACCGCTACCTGTCAGACGAGCGTTAGCAACAGTTCCTGATGCAACGTTACTACCATTTAAAGCTGTAAGAGATGCACCAGAACCAGATAAAGTCGCCCCTGCTGTTACCGTTACGGTGTCACCGTTTTCACCAATAGTGATCGAACTACCGTTACGTTTTTTAATTGCATTTACTTTGATCTCAGACATTATCTCGCCAGCGCTATTACATTGTTTGAAGCCACAAAAGGATGTTCAGCAAATGCCATATACATATGTGCTGCACCACTTGCATTTAAATGTGAAAAATCTTGTCTCATTTTAAAACCATTACTAAGAATATCAAAGTAGGAGTCAGTTACATTTCCTCCAGTATTTTCAGCATCAGAGGTATTAGGAACTAAAAATGCTTTATTTACATTAACAGGTGATCTCTTGCTGTCTGCTACATACCAGTTTTTTGAGGCATCATATCTTTTAGCCATTATCCAAGCAGGTTTAAATCCTGTATAGACAAATGTTCCATCTTGACTACCGTTACCTGTATACTGCCCTATTTTACTGTACCCTTTAACAGATTTAAAACAGTAAGAAACATAAGTAGCACTGCTTGCATTGTTTTTACCATTAGCTCCTCCAACAGTAAAACTCAAAGATGTTGGCGTAGTATCACCCCATACTGAACTTGCAGTTTGTCTTGCGTTTGTACTGTTCCATTCTAAATAATATTCATTACCTACGTAAGTTTGATAAACAGCCCAATCATCTGCGTCTGATCTTCTTTTAGTTACTATCCAATTAGGTACCCCACCTAAACCGTGTCCAACTGTTCCTGCACTTCCAGTTCCTGTATGTCTGACTATGCTAAATCCTGATGTTGCGTTTTCACTTGATCTAGATAAAATTGATCCATCAAAATTTGTTTGTCCAAAAG